CGGTTAAACCCTCGGTAACACCGCAAACGGTTTGTCCACCTTCTTTGCCGATCAGTATTCACTGATCGCAAACTCAAGCGCGGGTTCGGCTTCAAACAGTTTCCTGCCATTCCGCATCATCAGTCTTGCCAACTATACGCCTGGTCAGACTAGCCCGCTGGTTTCCATCAACGGAAACGATAGCACAACCGCTTACAACAAGATCATCGTCGGGTTTAACAACTCAATGATGAAAGCTCTTGCTGGTATCTAAGGGAGTAAGGTAAAATGGCTGTCAATCTTTCGGCGATTAAAGATCTTCTCCTGCCAGGTCTTCGTGGTATCGAAGGCAAGTACGAGATGATCCCATCTCAGTATGACAAAATCTTCACCAAGCACGATTCGAAGCTTGCTCTCGAACGTACTGCTGAACTGCGCTTCTTGGGCCTTGCCCAGTTGAAGACTGAAGGTGGTCAGACTGCATTCGACAACGGCGCTGGCGAGCGTTATGTGTACAACCAAGAACATACCGAAATCGGTCTTGGTTATGCCATCACCCGTAAAGCCATCGACGACAACGTCTACAAAACCCAGTTCCATCCATCCAACCTCGGCCTTGTGGAAGCTTTCCAACAGACCAAGGAAATTTATGGTGCGAGCATCCTGAACAACGCACAGACCTACAACTCAGCAGTTGGCGGTGACGGCGTTGCTCTTTGCTCTGCTTCGCATCCTATCGATGGTGGTACTGTCGCAAACACACCAACCACTCAGGTTGACCTGAACGAATCAACATTGCTCAACGCAATGATCCAGATCCGTACGGCGTTTAAAGACCAAGCAGGTCTGAAGGTGTTCGCACGCGCCAAAAAACTTATCGTTCCGCCTCAGTTGGAACCTGTTGCAATCCGTCTTACCAAGACTGAATTGCGCCCAGGCACTGCCGACAACGACGTGAACGCTTTGCTCACAACCGCCGGTGGCTTGCAAGAAGGCTACATGACCAACGACTTCTTGACCTCGCAGTATGCTTGGTTCCTGCTCACAAACATTGATGGTCTCTCTTATATGGAGCGTGTCAAATTTGAGACGGATATGCAGGTGGACTTCGTCACTGACAACCTTCTGGTTAAAGGTTACGAGCGTTACTCCTTCGGTTACTACAACTGGCGTTCAATCTTCGGCTCATTCCCAACCTTCTAAGATCGGAGATAGTCAATGTCTATCACAACCTTCTCCGGCCCCCTTCTTACGTTTGGGCAGAGTCCGTACAACCCTCTGGAGTACAATCCAGAATTGGGGCCGTCGGCTTTTTACGCTGGTGCGGGGATTCTTGATCCCCGTATTCCCTACACCTATCTCGCTGGTCAAAATTTTGGTGCCTTTACAGGCATGTTCTTGGGTTTCGATAACATCACAACCCTGAACATTGTTCCGTACACCAATTCCACAGCGGCAATTGTTGCCTCGGCAAACCCAACGTCAGCAAGCCTGACGCTTGTGTCTTCCGCGTCAACGACGACTGGTGTTTCGATTGTCAGCCAGATCGTTCGCGCCGACACCGGCGTGGTTGATACCAATGGCGGCGCTGGTTTCGTGGCTCTTGACTCCTACACTTCGGTGTCTGGCTACATTTCCAACGGCACTTCTGGGACTGCGGGTAACACACTGATTGTTTCAACGGCCAGCAACGGTCCTTTGGCAATTGGCATGGTTATCAGCGGCACTGGTATTGCTTCTGGGACAACCATTACGGGCTTTGGTCCGACAGTTGGCGCTACCCTTTCTAACGGCGCTTCTGGTGTTGGTTTTACTGGTTCGTACACTGTAAGTGGCCCTGCGGTAGCTGCTGGCACAAGCGGTTCGCCAATCACGATTACCGCTTCGCTTAACAACGCAATAAGCGCACCATTGTCCAACGCCATTCCGCAAGGTTCGGCTGGAACGATCAACCTGTGGAACCCACAGGCGGTGCTTGGTCGTTGTTTGACCTATACTGCTGCTGCAAGCGCGACTTACACGACTGCGACCACCAATGGGTATGACATTTACGGTTGGCCAATGACCGAACAAGTCACCCTTACGGCTGGTAGCACCGTGACCGGTAAAAAAGCGTTTAAGTACATTCGTTCCGTTACTCTTTCTGGCGGTACGGCTGATACGACACACGCTTATTCCATCGGTACAAGCGCCCTCGTGGGTCTCCCCCTTCGTGCTGACTCGTCAGGCGAACTGACAGCAGCAGCAGCGGCTTCGCTGTCTGTGTTGAATCCTGTGACAAACTTCACTGGTTTTACGGCTGCTGTTAACACCTACCCGACTGCCACGACTGGTGACGTTCGTGGTACGATTGATCTGTCAAACGCGACAGGCGTCAATCTTACCCCTGCAACGGCAACCAATCGCTATGTGGTTCGTCAATCGCCCCAGCCTTACAACGTCAGCTCTGCTGCCGGTCTGTTTGGTCAAACCCAGTATGCCAACTTCTAAGGAGTAGACCGATGAAAGGTCATAAGGCACATCACCACGAGCATGGCGGTAAGGCGCACCACACCGCTGAACATCACCACGCTCACCATGGTAAACATCACCGCAAGGCCGGTGGCAAAGTTGAGTCCGCTAAAAAAGGCGTCAACGAAGCCGAAATGGACTTGAAGATGAAGCCCATGGAATACAACCACGGCAATCCTGAGCATGAAGCCGAGGAAATGCACGCCAAGCACGGCGGTCGTGCAAAGCGCAAGCATGGCGGCAAATTGCACGCTCACCACGGTCACCATGTTAAGCATGTTGGCAAGGTGCATGGCGAACATGCCCATCACCATGCTGGCCGCAAGCCACGCAAGTCTGGTGGCCGCGCTGCTGCTGAAAGCAACCCCTTTACGACTGCCCGCCACGGGACGTCTCCTAAAGGTCACAAGGTTGAAGTCGAGACAATGGGTTAATCCCATTCGTGAAGTCAACGGGGGTGTAAAAGCCCCCGTTTTACTAATGAGGGTGTCATGACGGCTGCTTGGACGCGCAAGGAAGGCAAAAACCCTTCCGGTGGATTGAACGAAAAAGGCAGGGCGTCAGCCCGCGCCGAGGGGCATCATCTTAAAGCGCCGACCAAAGACGCTCACAATGCCCGACACAAATCTTTTTGCGAACGCATGACTGGGATGAAGCGCAAGCTTACTGGTTCTGCTGCCGCCGCAGATCCTGACAGCAGGATCAACAAATCGCTCAGAAAATGGGGATGCCACTGATGGAAAAGCCATTCTGGGATAAAAAATTGCCTAAAGGCCATGAACACAAGCATTTGGACAAAAAGCAGGTGCAGTCGGCGAAGGCTCGCGCACGCGCTGCTGGCAGGCCATATCCAAATTTGATAGATAATGCTGCGGCTTCCAGAGCCGGACACAAACGAGGTAAGTGATATGCGTCCTGTAACAGTCACCGTTGGGCCTCTTGCGGCTGCAATCCTTAATGCTATCTGCCTTTCACAAACGCCTGCCGCTGCTGGCGCTTTGACGCTTAATGGCGCAACGGCTGTGACCATAAACACCGGCGTTTCATTGGCTGGTGTTACAACAACGTCAACCACTGCTGTGCTTGATACTGCACGTCGCGTTGTTATTACGACGACTGCAAACGAAAGCACCAAAACATTTACGGTTGTAGGCACTGACATCAATGGCTTTCCAGCCACTGAAGTGATTACCGGCCCAAATATCAGCACTGCCGTGTCGAACCTTGATTTTAAAACCGTTACCAGCATCACAATCAGCGCTGCTGCTGCTGGCGCATTGACCGTTGGAACAAACAACACCGCATCATCTGGATGGGTTCGTTTTGACGATTACACGCTGTCAACAGCCGCCATTCAATGCACTGTTTCTGGCACAGTGACTTATACCATTCAACAGACGCTGCAAGATCCAAATAGCCCGACAAATCCTGTTGCGCCTTATTTGGTCAATTGGCTCAATACGTCTGACGCGCAAGGTGTATCGGCAACGACCAACATCCAAAGCAGCTACCAGTATTCTCCTGCGTATGCTAAAGTCACAATTACCAACGGAACTGGTTCCGTTACCGCGACATTCACGCAATTTGGCGTTGCGCCATACTAATTAGGGGTTCACTATGTCTGGATTGAGTTTAGGCTCTTCAACGGCAGATCAAGCACTTCTTGCCGAACTCCCCACACGGTTGCGTGACAACCTCGGCAAGCAAAAGGTTTCTGAAAGCCAAAACCTGTTTGAGGCGGACTTTGAATACGGCACTCAGCCAATGCGCTGGGAGCAATATATTTCTGGCGGCGCGACAATTCAGCAAATTTCAAACCAAGGTGGCATTCAAATGAGTGTCACCACGGCTGCTGGTGATACAGCCATTCGTCAAACACGTCCGTACATTCGCTATCAGCCAGGCAAAACTATTTATATGTCAACTGGCTTTGTGTTCGGTACGGCGTATACCAATCAACGCCAGCGCGTTGGTTTCTTTGACGATGCAAACGGCGTGTTTTTTGAACAGAGCGATCCCACATCGGCAAACCCCAATGGCATGTCGGTCATTTATCGTTCTGACGTTGGTGGCACGATTACCAACACAATTTTTACCTATCCGAACTGGACAGATCCCTACAACATAAAAAACTTGTTGAATTTCAATAACATCCAAATGTACTATATTGAGTACGCTTGGTATGGTGCAGGTTTGTTGCGTTGGGGCGTCGTGTTGAACGGCGAACCTTATGTACTTCATCAGGTTGGTATTGGTAACTTGGCTGGTCAGGTTACGCCTTGGTCGCGCACTGGTAACTTGCCTGTTCGCTATGAACTCCGCAATATCGGTCCCTCAACTGCTGGCTCCATGTATCATTATGGGGTCTCGGTTCTTGCGGAAGGTAAAATTGATACGCAGCGCGGTTTTACTTATGGTTACGGCATGGCATCCGGTACGCCCGTCCGTCAGCCTGGCGCGTCCGCTACGCGCTATCCTTTGTTGTCGATCCGTTACCGTCCCATGGGTACGCTTGAATACGGCGTCGATACCAACTATTCCGGCGCAAATGGCACGCTTCCAACAGGCGGCGCTGCAATTACCTCGTCTTCCAATTTGGCGGCTCAGGTAGCAACGTCAAGCATTTCCGGCACCACTTTGACCATTGGATCTGTGACGTCCGGCACGGTTGCCATTGGGCAGCTTGTTACGGGCGCCAACGTGGCTCAAGGGACTGTCATCACTGCAGGTAGCGGCTCCACTTGGACCGTTAACGTGTCGCAAACTGCTGCATCATCGACCATGTACATGACTGGCGGCACGTTAATCACGGCGTCAGGTGCAACGTGGACTGTCAATCAATGGCAGGGCAAATATGTTTGGTCACGCGGATCTTCCTCGTCAATTTCTGGCATTGTTGTCTCTGGTGCCTCCGCGCCATATACCGCCACCGCCACGACAGCCAATCCGCATTTCTTGACGACTGGCAAATATTTGACGATTTCAGGCGGCACTTCAAACACGTCTGTAAACGGAACATTCCAAATTACGGTCACCGGCCCGACAACATTTACATATTCGGTTACAACGTCAGGCAACCCTAGCGGTACTATTGTGTACACACAGGGCATTGGTTCGATTGGCCGTATTGTTTCAAACACTGCTACGACATTGACGGTTGTCGATAACGTGATTGGCTCATCTTCTCTGCCATACCCAATGGTTAATACGCCTGCCACAAGCGGCAATTACATTCTTGGATTGATTGATCGTGGTCAGATTTTGCCACAGACGCTGAACATTTATTCGTCAGCAAACTGCACGCTTGAATTGATTACTTCGACTTATTATTCGCCTATTTCTTTGACCGGCGCATCATTCAATACGATGTATTCACTTGGTTCATTGAACTCATTTGCCGAGCGTGACGTGTCAGCAACGGCTTTGTCAGGCGGTGAAGTGGTATACAATGCTCCTCTGCCTTCCGGCGGGTTGCAAACCTTTGACTTGACCGCGTTCTTTCCGCTTTACACCACAGTGCAAGGCAACATGCCTGACATTTTAACTGTCGCCATCACGACGCCGTCAACCTTTGGCACAAATACTGTCGGTGCAGGTTTGATTGGTCAAGAGGCCATGTCCTAATAGGAGGCTGCTGTGACGACCTCTGGGACTTATGCGTTTAACCCTTCATTGGGTGAATTAACACTGTATGCGTATAACCTGATCGGTATCCGCAACACGTCTCTTGCTCAAGAGCACTTTACTGCCGCACGCATGGCGTCAAACCTTATGTTGGCCAATTGGGCCAATAAGGGCGTCAATTTGTGGGCCGTTGACTTGATTACGGTATCGTTAACGCAGACGCCAACCATTTTGACGCTGACTGCAACTGGATCAACTGTCACGCTGACTTATGCAACGCCTGACACACCGATTTATACGGTTGGCAGCTCAATTACGGTGTCTGGCGTTACACCGAGCGGTTACAACAACACTTATACCGTTACGGCTTCGGGGCCAGGCACTGTTTCGTTTGCCAGTACAACAACAGGCACAATGACCGTTGCAGGTACGATTTCGTCACCGACACCAGCGCCAACTTATAGTGTCAATCCAAACACTGTTGTGATTTTGGATGCATACATTACGACTGGCACAACAGGCACGGCAACTGAAATTGACCGCATCATTTTGCCTGTATCGCGTACGGAATATGCGTCATATCCAAACAAACAAAACACTGGTTTCCCTACCATTTTTTGGTTTGACAGGTTAATTTCGCCAACTGTTTCTCTTTGGCCTGCACCTGATGGCAATGAAGTGTCATTGAAATATTATCGCGTGCGGCAAATACAAGATTCGGCATTTACCAACGGTCAAACCGTTGAAATTCCGTATCTTTGGCTTGATGCTTTTGCTTCCGGCCTTGCTTATCGCCTTGCAATGCAGTGGGCGCAGCCACTTGTTCCTCAATTAAAAACAATTGCTGATGAAGCGTATATGGTTGCAGCCGATCAAAACATTGAAACGGCCAATCAATACATTTCGCCGCAAGTATCCGGTTATTATAGGTAAAATCCATGGCTTATGCGTCAAAAGCGGGCAGGGCCAGAATAAGTTCCACCAATCCGCAGGCATTAGCCATCTGCGATAGGTGCGGGTTTACCTATAATCACGTCGATTTGATGTGGCAGTATGATTATGCGGGCGCTGGATTGATCAACAAGCGCATTTTGGTGTGCAAACCTTGTTATGACACGCCGCAAGAACAGCTTCGTGCAATTGTTTTGCCTGCAGATCCGGTGCCGATCATCAATCCGCGTGTTGAAACGTGGGCTGAGGCTGAAAACTCATACATTACAACGTCCGCACCTACTGTTTATGACCCTATTACGGGCATTCCCGTGCCATCCGACGTCAATGTAGTGTCTGAAGCAGGTCAAAATTACACCACGCAAGTTATTGGAGCGCCAACGGGCCTTGAACAAGGTGCAGTCATGCCTTTGTTCCAAAAGACGGCATACAATGTAAACTTGTCTCCTCTTTCGGTGACGGCAAATGGCACTTCAATCATTACCGTAACGTGTTCCAAGCCGCATGGCATGGTGACAAACAGTCAAATATCGGTCGAAGGCTTGGCAAACAACAATGCCAACGGCTTTTATAGCGTCACCGTGACGACTGCGACGGCCTTCACCTATCAAACAAACAGTGCTATACCATCTGCAGCTCTTTTACAGGGTACAACCAACATGGTTACGGCTTTGGTTGGTCTGCCTTACGACTATGATCAAATTCCGCAAGTGGGGCCATAATGTCTAATATTACGATCCCTAACCTCCCATCGGCCATAGCACTTACGGGGAGTGAGCAGCTTCTTGCTGTACAATCGGGTTCGTCTGTAAAAATTACTGCGTCTCAACTTGCCACCTATACACTGTCCGTACAAAACAACGTCGTAAGCACAATTGGATTTGGCTCGACTGGTTTGACGCCATCTGCTGGAACGTCAGGAAACATCATTGTTTCTGGCGTTCTTAACGTGGCAAACGGCGGTACGGGCGTCACAACCAGCACTGGGACTGGTTCTGTTGTTTTAAATACGTCACCAACGCTTGTTACGCCTGCATTGGGTACGCCATCATCTGGGGTAATGACTAACGTCACTGGATTACCCCTGACGACTGGCGTGACAGGTATTTTGCCGTCTGCAAATGGCGGGACGGGTTTTGGTACTTATACCACTGGTGACCTTGTATATGCGAGTGCAACAAACACGCTCTCGAAACTTGCGATTGGCGCTAACGGCTATACGCTGCAATCAAACGGCACAACGCTGGTTTGGGCTGCGGCAGGTACGGGTACGGTCACAAGTGTTAGCCAGACGTTTACGGGTGGTCTTATTTCGGTTGCGGGATCTCCCGTTACTTCTTCTGGCACTTTAGCATTAACAGTCGCGGGGACTTCAGGTGGCATTCCTTATTTTAGTTCTAGCAGTGCTTGGGCTTCTTCTGCTGCTTTGGCTGTTAATGCCATTGTCGTAGGTGGCGGCGCGGGTGCAGCGCCATCAACAGTCACAACCAATTCGACTGTATTAACAGCATTGGGCAGTGGTCCAACAGGTACAGGCAACATTGTGTTGTCAACTGCGCCTACGTTTACGACGTCCATCACAAGCCCACTGCTTTTGGGCGGAACCGGAACGGGTTCAACTTTAACGCTTCAATCAACGAGTGGTATTGGTTCGACCGATTCTGTTGTGATTAAAGTGGGCAATAATGGTGCAACGACTGCATTGACGGTAGCGTCAAGCGGAACGGTGACAATTGGCACGTTAAACCTCACAAATGCCCTTGGAACGTCATACGGCGGCACGGGCCTTACTTCTTTTAGTGCTGCAAACAATGCCATTTACAGTACGTCTTCTGCGGCTTTAACGGCTGGTACATTGCCAATTCTTGCCGGTGGTACTGGTATCACATCCTTTGGCACGGGCGTTCAAACTGCTTTGGGGCAAAATGTTACCGGATCTGGTGGCATTGTGTTGGCAACGTCGCCAACACTGACGACACCGACAACAAGCGGCAACGTAACGGCGACAGGTACATCTGCACGGTTTTTGGCTGATTTTAGCAATACTACGGTCAACAGTCGGTTTGCATTTCAAACGAGCACGACAAATGGCGCAACGGGTATTTACGCGCTGCCAAATGGCACGTCAGTTGCTGCTTCCTTGCAAGCGTCGAATGCAGCCGATCCAACAAATGCCAGCAAGATCTTAATTGCAACAAATGGTTCGACGGATGTTCAACTTGTTTCCGGCATCAATGGCACGGGTACTTACCTGCCAATGACGTTTTGGAACAACGGTTCCGAGCAAATGCGTTTGGCCGTCAGTGGTAATTTTGGAATTGGTACAAACAATCCAGCGGTCAAGTTGGCAATTTCGTCAACTGATTCAATTTTAATACCAGTTGGCACGACTGCACAGCGTCCCACTGGAGCAACTGGTTATTTCCGCTTTAACAGCGACACATCGGCTTTTGAAGGTTACAACGGGTCTGCGTGGGGATCAATTGGTGGCGGCGCAACAGGTGGTGGTAGTGACCAAATTTTCTATCTAAATGGGCAGACAGTGGCGACAAGTTATAGTATACCTAGTGGACAGAACGCAGGTACGTTTGGTCCGGTAACGGTCAATTCTGGTGTTACCGTCACTATTCCGTCCGGTTCAACTTGGAGTATCGTTTAAAATGTGGAAAGAAAGCTTGCTTTCAACCTTCAAATACAAAGACGGGAAACTTTATCGCAAAACCGATAAAGAAGTTGGCGCGTTCAAAGGGCACATTGCGTACGCAACTTTCAAATTTAAAAGCCAAATTATGTACACTCACAGAGCAATTTGGATCATGCATCATGGGAAAATACCAGTCGGCATGGTAATTGACCATATCAATGGTGATAGATCAGACAATAGAATTGAAAATCTTCGGGTCTGTACTCGCGCCGAAAACAACCAAAACACAAGACTTAGAGCAAATAACACATCTGGCACAAAAGGTGTTTGGTGGGATAAGCATTCAAAATCGTGGCGAGTATCAATTTTTAAAAACAAGCAGAAGCACGATTTGGGGCGTTTTAGTTCTTTAGAAGAAGCTAGAATAATTGCTGCTACGGCAAGAAACACTATACATGGGTCATTTGCCAATCATGGCGCAACTAATGCGGAGGCTGCATAATGCCTATTAAGCTAAATGGGTCCACATCTGGATACACACAGATCTCAGCCCCTGCTACAGCCGGTAATAACACCCTTGTATTGCCTGCGAACAACGGCACCAGTGGGCAATATATGCAGACTGACGGTTCTGGCAACCTGTCGTTTGCAAATGTAACCATTCCTTATTCTGGGTTCTATAATATGTCCGTTGGGACATATACAACTGCATCCAATTCCTCCGGTTCTTCTCTTGTATGGAACAGCAACGGCAACCTGACTTGGACAGTACCGACCGGCATCACAGTTGCTAAATTTACCCTTGTAGGTGGCGGTGCTTCTGGTGGTGTGCAAGCTTCTGGACAAGCAAGTGGCGGCGGTGCTGGTGGTATTGCTATTAAAGTTGTAACAGGTTTAACACCGGGCGCTACAATCGCAATCCTTATCGGAGCAGGCGCTAGTGGTGGCGCTGGTGGGAACTCTACAGTTGGATCTCCAGCAAACTTGGTCGCAAACGGCGGTGCGGCGGGTGCTACAGCTGGTGTCATTTCAGTGTTGGGTGGCACCGCAACGGGTGGCACGATTAACATTCAAGGTGGATTTGGTATGCCCGGGTTTACTTGGGCTGGCGTGGGTAGCAATGCCGGGAATGGTGGCTCCAATATGTTTGGCGCAGGTGGTGCCAATACCTCGGCCAACCAAGCAACTGGTAGCAATGGCACGGGATATGGCGCTGGCGGCGCTGGTGGTCTTTCGGCTGCTGGTGTCGGCACCGGCGGTCTTTGCATTATTGAGTTTTAAGAGGGTAACATGGCAGTTACAATTAACGGTAGTACTGGTATATCTAACGTGAACGGCACGGCTGCTGCGCCTGCGGAAAGCTCTGGTGCGGGTAACACTGGCTTGTACTTCCCAACAACCACAACGGTTGGCATATCCACCGCTGGCACAAATGCGTTGTACATTGACGCGTCCCAAAACGTAGGGATTGGGACAGCATCGCCTTCTGCTGGGGCAAAATTAGCAGTTGTTGGCGGTGGCATACAATTAAGCGGCGGCACAACTTCTCAGGCTGGTTTGCGTATCCAATATGCGTCAAGTGTCGCAACAATCTCTGGCATTAACAATGACAATAACGCCTATAACCCTATTGCTTTTCTAACAAGCGGCACAGAGGCTATGCGTATTGACACCTCCGGCAATCTGCTGGTGGGGTATACGTCATCAAACGGCTCATACAAATTACAAGTCAATAGTCAAATATTTGCTACATCTTCTACAATTGCAACTTCTGATGCAAATTACAAAACAAATATAACGCCGCTTACTGGCGCGTTAAATCTTGTACAAAAACTTAATCCCGTATCATTTAATTGGAAAAAACATGAAGTTCATAATTTTGATACGGAAACACCTACTGTTGGGTTTTTAGCGCAAGAAGTACAGAGTGCATTGGAAGGGCAACCTTATTTGAATAGCATTGTTAAACAAAGCGAAGTTACTTTGTTGGATGATACAAAACAATCATTTTTGGGTATTGCTGAAGGCAATATGATTGCACTTTTGACCAAGGCCATCCAAGAACTATCAGCAGAAGTCACCGCCCTTAAAGCGAAGGTTGGAGCATAAACATGTCCGGCACTTTACAAGCCACTATCCTCAAAGACGGTGCATCATCCACCAACAACTTGACGTTTGATTCAAGCGGTAACGCAACGGTCGGCAATAATCTGACTGTGACTGGGACAAGTACGTTAAATGGAAACACATCTGTCACGGGGACTATTACGGGTTCAAGCACCATTGCCGCTGCGACAGGGACGCTTTATCCTATTGTGTCTGGGACCGCTCAGGCATCCACCAGTGGAACAAGCATTACGTTTACCGGCATTCCGTCATGGGTAAAACGTATTACTGTTATGATTGCAAATTTAACATGCAACACAACATCTACAACTTATTTGTTGCAAGTTGGTTCAGGGTCAGTAACGACAACTGGTTATGCTTCACAGGCTTGGACAACCAGTGGGTTGGGTGTTGTAACATCTGGTTTTGCTTTAGCTGGCAATGGCGCTAGTGCGTCTTACGCGCTTTCTGGTTTGTGCTTTTTAACTTTGGTTGGTTCTAATACTTGGGCGCAATCATCGTCTATTGCATACACTAACGTGACTTCTGTCGGTTATTTGAACAATGGTTACACACCTGCTCTTTCTGGTGCATTAGACCGTGTAGTTTTGACAACTACTGGTGGAACAGCAACATTTACTAGCGGCACAATTAACATTTTGTACGAATAAGAGGACACAATGACAAACCCAATCAATCTTGAGCACACAGTTGAAGAGATCAATTCAATCCTGACGGCATTGGCTGCAAAGCCATATGCTGAAGTTGCTGACTTGATCCACAAGATTAAAAACAAAGCCGAGGCACAAATTGTTGTTGCTGCAAAGGCTGTTGAAGAAGAGTTCACCCCTCCCGCAGATCAACCTCCGCAGGCGTAACATGACAGACAACCATAACACCAATCTCGTTATAGATTCAGCTTTGGCAGGTGGTGTTATGTCCATGCCGCTTTGGGCGACAGGGTTAAATGAATGGCTTGTGCTATTTCTGCATTTAGGCGGTGCAATACTTATCGCCTATCGCATTTGGGTTATGATCAACGAAATTAAAAACAGAGAGTAGATCCTGTGGACCCTCTCTCAATCCTTGCTGTGGCTCAGGCGGCTTATGCTGGCATTCAGGCGGGCATTGCTGCAGGCAAAGAAATTCAAGGCATGGCGCAAGATCTGTCCGACCTTTGGGGCAGTGTCGCAAGCCTGACGCACATTTCTGCCGAAAAGCCATCGACAAACATTTTTTCCAACAAAAGCGCCGAACAAATTGCCATGGAGCGTTATGCGGCCAAGGCAGAGGCGCAGGATTTGGCCTTGAAGGCAAAAAACCTTTTTGTCGGTAAATTTGGATTGGCGGCTTGGGATCAAGTGCAACGCGAAGTGATTGAAATTCGCAAGGAAATTGAACGGCAAAAGTGGGAAGAGGAACGCGCATCCGAAGCCCGCATGGAAGAAATTAAAGAGGCTGCCGCTGTTTTTATGATCGTTATTGGCGTTTTGGTTGCCATGCTGATCGTTGGCGCCATGTTTTTAGAGAGGGTGAACTGATGGATCTCGGTGTTTTTGGAAAACTGATTGAAAACGTGGCGCCGACTATCGCCACTGCCCTCGGCGGGCCTGTCGCTGGTATGGCCGTCAAAGCCTTATCTACGGCCCTGCTTGGCCACCCAGATGGTTCAGAAGACGACGTTAATGCCGCATTGGCAGTCGCCACACCTGATCAGATTGCTGCGATCAAACGGGCTGATAATGACTTTAAAGTGCAAATGAAGTCATTGGATATTGATCTTGTAAGAATAGCGGAGAAGGATCGTGAATCAGCTCGCAATATGCAAATGGCCAACAAATCCATGTTGGTACCCAGCCTCGCCACGATTATCATTTCTGCTTTTGTGGTGGTAACAATTGGCACTTTGCTTGGC